CCCACCACTCGAAAACACAGGGGTGTTTCTTGATGGGACAGGGCGAGTGGTCATCACCGATGATGGTGGGCGTAGCTTGGGTTTGATTGTCGCCATTGTGGTCGCTAGGGGTGACGTGGATGACTATGACGATGATGGGTGGAATGATGAGAATTACATCGCTCAAGGGCGGGCAGGCACTAATCCTTACCCATTCTTTGAGTTTGCCGTTGGGGATCAGAACCCAGCAGCAGGCACAGGGGACCTGACAGCTTCTCAGTTGTCTTCTTTGGACGGGGGTCTTTCGCAGGGTCGTGGGGATCAGATTGTTGGTGTTCGGTACACCGTATCCTCCACTAAGGTTTGGTGGACTAGGAACGACCGTTATGAGATCCGCTTTGGTTGGGTAGGCTCAGCACAGAAGTGGGAGCCCTATAAGGGTTCTGCACCCAGGGATTTGGGTCGGCTGTACCTAGACCAGACCTATTCAATGAATCCGAAGGTGGCTAACTTGCCCCTCAATGCGGAGCTTCCCGGCATTACTGCTACGCCAGATGTTTACGCCATGATTCGTGTGGGGGAGACCCCCAGCTTGTCCTTACCTGTTGAAAGAATCTTGGTGCGTCCTAATAATGAGGTGGCAGGAGGCTTCGACTTTACAGGGTTTGAGACCTACAGTGCTGTCATGGGACAGAGCAATGGAGTACTGGAGTTCAACCCCTCGTTTGCAGAGCAGAATGCGGGCAAGAGTATCTGGTACGGTTTCAAGACCTTCTCTGAGATGGACGATGGGATTCTAGGGAAGCTTTCGGATGCCCTTTTGACCCCTTTGTTCCTTGCCCCTATTCCGGGTCCCTCAGATTTTCCTCTGCTTCGCTTTGGGAACAGGGCCTATCTTCAGGCCACCTTATTCAATACGGATGCAGAGTTGGATGGGGCTTTCCCGTCTCCACAGGCAGGAGAGGTGTTTGTTTCATTGTCCACAGGGCGGCTGCGCTTTTCTACTGATGACTTGAGTAAGGCAGACCCGGACAACACCCTCCTTTTTGACAAGCACTTCTTTGGGGAAGACGTCGTTTATGATGGTGTCGCCCTGAATCAAGTTCCACAGCCCACTAAGGCACCTGTTCAATTGGTGGACTCCGATGGGAATGCTGCTGTGGCGGGTTCAGGAGATCTTTTTATCCCTGATATGTCGGCACTTCCTGAAGATGACTACTCTGTGGACATCCTTCACAGAGGGTTAGGTGTGTCAGGCATCCTGAACACCTACGACATGACGGGTGCCACCCCCATGTATGCCAGTGAGATTCCAGGAGTGCGTCCAGGTGGGGATACACTGACAGCTAACTGGACTGGCCGGGTTCGTCAGGTAGAGGACGGGGTGGGTGACACCATCGTCTTTTCAAAGAAGGGTGCCACAACTGAAATCCGTGTTAAGGATCGGACTGAGGATCTCCCTGACAGGGATTATGAAGTCCCTAAGGGTACTGCTTACGTGGCACGAGAGGGTGCCGCTGCTGTAAGTGGGATTACTATCTCTAAGGTGAAGCTCAGCAGGGCAGACCTCCAAGAGTGGGTTGATGAACCTCTTTACTTCTTACAGAGCACCGTGATTCCAGCGACACACACGAGGTTCGGGCGTCTTGTTTCTCGGAACAGGGATCTTTTCAGGTTTACCTATGATGAAGTCCTCTATTTCAATGCGAGTGGGACAGACGAGACGTGGGCTTCTGCAAGCTTACCTGCTGCTTCGTCTTACACACCTGAAGAGGTAGCAGCGAGTATCAACACAGCAATCACAGGGACGGGACAGGCATATGCCCTGAATGGCCGCCTTGTGATTGAGGCCGGTGATCCTGATACAGAAGCTGTGGAGATTGGGTGGGGCATCACAACGGGAAAGGACTTGTCGGGGTGTGCCGTGCTGGGGTTCATGCCAGGGTGGAGAGCCCAAGGTGGTACAACTAATTGGTTACCTGATTCAGGTGTGGGTCTTGGACTGTACCGTAGCCCTGTTAATATGGGTCGTATAGATGCAACTCCAGACCTTCAAGCAACAGGCAGAGTGGAAGATCTTGTCCTTTCATCGGACATTCAACCAACTCCTTTCTTTTTCCTCAACCAGCCTCCTCTCCAAGATGTGGCTGGCATTGATGAGGGGGTTTTCTTTAACTTCCAGACGCAGATCGTGGAGGGGGAGAATGTCACCCTCGTGAACCGTCCTCTTCAGCACTATGAGGACATCATACATCGCTTTGGGCAAGTCAAGTTTGATTGGGTGTCAGGTGACGGGGTTGAGGGGAATGTAGAGCGTGCAACCTCTGTCCTTGGGTTTGGGTATGACAGCATTGTGCCTGAGTCCATGTTGGGGGCACCTGGCATCGGAGGTAGTTTCCTCATTTCTCCTGATGGAGGGCCAGCACAGTTCCAAGATCCTGATACTGATTATGTGCTGCCTGACAGTGGGACTTCTGGCCAAGCCCTTTTGGTTGAACGGTTTGGTTCCCGTGTGTCCTCCGGAGCATTGGGTCAGATGGTTGAAGGTTCTACGACTTTTGAGGACACCGATGCTGACTTTAGTGCTATGCAGCCCGGATATCGCCTCAAGATCATGTCGGGAGAAAATCTCGGTTCTTTCATATTGGAAGAGGTGCTCAGTAGCACGTCCTTGCGGATTTCCCCCGCAGCTTTGGCTACCACAGAGACCCCCGTGGTGTGGTCCCTGTATGAGGGGTTCACCAAGGATGTTTATGATCCATCTTTGCTGGCAGATTTCATTTACCAGCCCTTTAACCATGTTCAAGAGGAGCCTTTCAAGGTGAAGCTCCTGTCTCCTGTCGGGGAGATGCCAGCGGATGCGGCGGCTCAGGAGAGCACTCGTCTTGTGGCTAACATGGAAGCAGCTTTGGAGAGTGGGCGACAGATTGCTCTTCGCTATGGGTTGACAGTAGCCACGATAAGCAATACGACAGCTTTAACGGCATTGGTACAGGAAGAGTTGGGGTCTATTGCTAACAACAGCCTCCAAGTGCCTGTGGGACGCATCAGCACAGAGTCCTTTTCTGTTCGGGTGGGCACTACCTTGTACCAGCATGGGTCGGGTCTTACAGGTGTAGCAAATTTCAGTGCTGACCCTGGTGATAGTATTGAATACCTCAACACCATTTCTATAGATGGGGATGAGGGGCTTCTCAAGTTTGGCACAGGAGTTCTGGCAGAGTTCAATGCGGCTCCGGTGTGGTACGTGGAGGTGTTCTTGCCTGCTGCATCATTGGCAAGCAATGCGGCTGAATATGAGCCCAAAACGGGAACCCTGAATCTCTCCGCTCTGGATATGTCCACATGGGCAGACACAGAGGTTTACTTTGTTGAACAGATGATTACGGAAGAGCGGCTTGATATCGTGTTGTCTCCGCAGGTGGGGACATTTGCCTTCAATAGCCCTGTACCAGCAGGGTCTATCGTTGAGGTGCAGTATTGGCGTGCTGACCTAGAGGGTCGGAAGGTTGGGGATGAGGTCGTGGAGTTCTTGCCTGTCTTCATCCGAGATGAAGCGGCAGAGCGGCTAACAGATTCCGTGTACCACTTTAATGTGGTGAAAAACACTGTCTTTGGTTCGGTGGAACCAGTTGTTTACCTTGGTCCCGTCCAGCAGAATTTTGGTACGCAGGATTGCATCATTGACTACCCCTCGAATTTGGATGGCCAGGGGAGGATCACATTCTTGCAGCAGAGGATCCCAACGCAGGTGACTGTGAAGGTGTCCTATGCCGTCTTAGAAGCACAGAAGGGTGAGCGGGTCTATGAGTCTAGTCAGAAGCCCATCTACAGGCCACCGTTCTTCATTAAGGAGAACTTAGATCGTTTTGGTCTTCGTGGTGATAGGCGGGATGACTTTGAAGCGGGGCAACTACTCAGGTTCGGAGAGTCCTGTTTCTATGTGCGTGGGGTGGACTACTGGTCTGATAGTGGTATCACAGGTGTTGAGATCTTCCCGTCTACGGTGGATGAGGTGGGGAGCAGGGCTCCTGCCAATGATGCCATCTCAGTAATGACCGCAGAGCCAATCACAACAGTGGTAGACCCCGATGGGTCAAGCCCCGTTGCGACAACTGCGGTTGAAGGGTTCATGTTCTCTGTAGACACGGGGGTCTTCCCCTTTGAGCCAATCAGTAAGGGGCAAAAGAGCATTTCGTTCCTTGGGGACTTGACTTCCTTTGCTGTGGTTGGGCATCTCTTTGAGATTGGGGGCTACCCATACATGATCTCTGAGGTGACTCTGAATGATGATGGTACTAGGACGAAGCTTTCTGTTACGTCGGGCTTTGCCGCACCTTTCGTTGTGGGGGATTCTCCCACAATCAAGTTGTCCTACAGACCTGTTTATGCCCCAAGCTCACGAGCTTTCATCGGGGTTGGTGCTCTTCTTCAGGATGAGGACTATGAGCTTGTCTTGTACGGAGAGATTGTGGGAGGGCTGGAACAGCCCGGTCGCACCTTGCGAGAAACCATAGATTATGAGATTGAGCCCTCTTCAGGCAACCTTCAGTTGCTTGAGCCATTGCAGGATCCCTTGCAAACAGGGCAAAGTCTATCCTTGTCCTACACGAAGATCCGGGGTCTTCAGCCCTTCCTTCAGGATGGGGTTGTGGCGTTCCCTCGTTTTAGTGCAGATTTTCTGCATACTGTTCTTCCTGATGAGGACAATGGTTTGCAGGGCGGGCGTGTGACAGGCACCTATACCTTCCGTAATCCTGACAGTTTTTACTTCAGGATCATGACCTTGTCTTCCTTCCTGGCAGAGGCTGCACAAGAGGCTTTGGATGACATCCAGGCCAAGCGTCCCGCAGGAGGACCTATCCTTGCTTCAGTAGGTGGGAGTGAGAATTGGGAGCAGGGTCGTTTCGGGTTGGCATCAGAGCGTCGGCACTTGCTGGACAAGGACAGGGCCGCTAGGACTTTCCTTGACTTTTATAACTCTAACATCGTTGCTTTTGAGCAGGTTGAAGAGACCATTAACGGGGCATTCATTGGAGACCGTGACGGCAAGTTTAGGTTCTATGTAGGGCGGGACAAGGAAATCCTAACGCCTGGGTTTGAAGACCCTATCATGGGTATCTTGACTCCCCGTAATATCTGGTCAGAGGTCTTCAACGAAGTAGATTCAAGCCTAGATCTGTGGTTCATTGAGAATGACTACATCGTGGATCCTGCTGATGTCACAATGGCCGATGGTGTGTTGGAGGGTTGGCTTCCTGACGCTGATGACCTGAATGGGTTGCTGGTTCATCAAGGTAGCCTTGTCCGAAACGATATCGATGACGTGATCATGGTGAGGACCGGAAAGCCCAGCGTAAAGTACGTTGCAGGGCCTATTCCTCGCTTTGCTTCAAGGGCAAAGGGGGCTTTTGCCCTCATGTCTGACCAGCACCGCTTCTCACGGTTGTTCCCGACTACCACACGGGCATATACCCTTACGGGTCCTGGTGTGGGTGCAGACCCTGCCCATGGAGACACGGGAGTTTATACGGCTGGTCGTACTATTGATGGGGAGTTCCGTAAGACGGCAGGCAGTATGATTGCCCAACTCCATAATACTGTTGTGGGGGATATCACAGGCGTCAAAGAAGCCTTCTTGTCAAAGAGATACTCTAGGGGTCATGTGTGGGGCTACTTCCCTGATGGGATTCCTGCGGGAATGTTTGATGGGGGAGCTTCTCTGGCTTTGGATCGCCCCTGCGTTGTGGCCTTCCCAGTTCAGTTGGGAGAGGTGCCAATAGACCCTGATACGGGATATCCCGATGATAGCCAGCTTCTCTCTCAAGGTGGTGTTGTGAAGGATGCCCTGTCGGGGGATCCGGATCTTATCGTACCGGGTTTCCGTGAAGGGGATCAGATCCAGTGGGGGCAGCCTGATGGGGATCTTTACGAGGTCTTTTACCGTCAATCCATTGATATTTTTGGCTCACCTGTTTTGACAGGTGTCTTTGTTGAAGAGGTCTTGTACGGGTGTGTCCTTACTTTGATGGACAATGCAGGATCTTCAATTAACAATTCAAAGGCAGTGCTGGCAGGCACCACACCATCTGCGGGTATTCCCCTTGAGGATCTCCCTGTTCTTCGTGGGGATACAGTCTATGTGGGGCCACCTCTTGGTTCACAGACTGCGGGGCCGGGGCTCTCCACAGATTCTCCCGACTTTGAGACCATTCAGACGATGTCTGAGGGGCTTTCTACTTATCGTTCTGGGTTTGACCTAACCATCAAAGAAGATGGTGGGATCATAGACAGGACACTCCCCTCCTTTGAGGATCCTTCGTTCTTTGGCCTCAAAGAGATGTTCGGGCAGAAGCCACCTGATCCGGTATCTGCCATTGAGGGTCCCGTGGAGTTCCTGTACTTGAACCAGAATCCCCTGAGGGTTCCTGCTCTGGATGGTTTGGACAAGGATGACTCGGGGGACTACCAGCTTCCTTACATGAAGGCAACTAGTACAGAGCTAGACCGCTTTGATGAGATTGGGAGTGTCCTCCCGGGAATCATGACTACGGTAGACCTTGGTGGCTTGGCGGTGTACCCCGATGAAGCTCTTGGTAGTGATGGGGTTGTGGTTGGGGCCATTGGGGTTGGCTTCATGGCATCTGAGCCAGCCACCTTATTGTCAGAGCAAGCCGACGTAGATAGACTGACCCATTACCCAGCAGAACTTGGTGTAGGGGACGTGGCGCAGTATGACTTGCTTTTTGTGCAGGTGCCCTCTTCCTTGACCTTCGATGGGTCTACAGGGATCCTTTCTGTGGGTGCAGTTAATTCCACGGGCATCGTGGAGTCCCTGTTGGAGCCACCCAGGTTCCCAACGCAGACAGCGGATTTGTCTTTGGCAGCGAAGGTTGCCCCTGAGATGCGCTACACCTTTGAGAACTATGCAGGGTATGTGGACCCCACACCTCCACCAGATCCTCAGGTTCCACCTCCACCACTGCCTCCACTGCCCCCTATCTATCCGGGGTTGGTTATCATTGAAGATACGGTGACCAACGAGGTGTGGTTGGATTTCCAATCCATCAATTTGCCTGTGCTTTATGATGGGTTGGTGATGGACGTGGGTGGGTTGAATGACCTCTTCGCCGCCAATAGTAACAACCTGCTTCGTATTGATGTGATCGCTAGAACAGATCCGAACGTAACGCTTCCGGCTCCTCCTCCTCCGAATCCGGGTGGGGATATCATTCTGAGTATCTACATTCAGACTCTCCAAAGCTGGTCTTACGATTATCAGGGCACTTTGACGGGGCCTGCTTTCCATGCAGCGGTCCCATTGTGTGGCCACGATGGTGGCCCTGCTCATATTTCCCCCAACATGCAGATCTACCTCCAACCTCTTGTGCCTATTCTGCCTTGGGGGGCTTGCCCGCCAGGGTTGGAGGCTATTTGGGTTATTCCACATACTCTCATAGGAAACGTGCGGCAGAGCCTTTATGGGGATGAGTTCACGCTTTCTATCAATACAGTCACTAATGCGACACCCCCAGACCCACTCCCTCCATTTGTTGCTGCTGGTCCAGGGGAATCTACTACAGCTTGGATCTCTCCTGACAGGTTGACCTTCAATGAAGTCATTGACATGCAGTGGATGATGCCTCGTGGCTTTGTCCACCCTATGTCGGGTCTGCCTATGGAGTCCTCATTACACGTTGAATCCTCTCTTTTGACAGGTGGTGCGGATTGGTGTGATCTCTACAGCTATGCCAACGGTGGCTACCCTTTCACCTTCTTGGAGAGATCTGGGGGGCTGGGGTCATGGGCTGATGCCACGGGTGGCACTGTAGAGCGTGGTTCCGTTAAGGTCATGGCCTTTGAGGGCTACAACAATACTGCCATCACAGGCACAGATGTTACTTTCTCTGCCCTACCATCGAACCTGAACAATGCTACAAGTGTGATTTGTGTGGGTACGGGTAAGTCGGAAAGCATTTACAATGCTCTCCTGATTGGTGCAGGGCTTGAAGACAAGTATGACAACAGGGTAACAGAAATTTCGGCCACAAGTGGGGCTATCAGTAATGTAGAGCCTGGGGATGTCCTCGTTATCAAGGAAGGCATAGACCCCACTTACCCAGCGACGACCAAGGCAGGGACATCCCTCGTGAGGCACGCTGTGGAGCCCACAGTAGGCTTGGAGTATAGGGAAACCTTGCCTATTACCTTTGCAGGTACAGGGGCAGGCTGGTGCCCTGTAGAGTTCCCTGAGACGGTGTCCTTTGATGCGGGCACCAGGGACTTGACGGTGAGCTTCTTGCCTGAAGCTCCTTTGAGTCCTGTGGTGGTTAATGGGAAGAAGTCGGGATTTAAGGCTTCCGATGTTGTCTACATCATCCGTAGCAGGAGTGGGTTGCAGTCGAGTGATGCCACCATCTATGCAGAGTCTGTGATTTCAGCCGCTTACACAGGGATCGTTTCTCCTTCAACAGAGGCTGTTTTTGCTACTACGGTGTGGAAGGATGCCCTGAATAACCCGCTTCTACCAGCACAAGTGGCAATTTTGTTGGACAAACCCTACCCGGTTTCAGGCATGTCCTACTTGCCTATGGGCGTGGGAGGGGAACAGGGCCTTCCTGACAACAACTGTGTAGGGTTCCATGATTTGGCTTCTGCTGTTCAGAATTCTGTTTTTGGGGTGGCTCTCACCACATTGGATACAGAGAACATCTTTGGGTCGGGCAACACTACAGATTTGTTGTTTGATGCACATACAGGGGGGGCAGCAGGTGGGATCATGCCTACCTCAGGAGCGGGGTGGTTGGGAGTGTTTGAAGGTACTCCGGTCTCTGCTGTGCTCTTCCAAGCAGATTCTACGCAGCCGCTTTACCCGTGGGTTCCTCTCACAATGGACATCGGTGGGATTACTGCAACACAGTGGGCGGGGCTGAATGCCGTGGCAGGGTCTGCGGGTGCCGCTGTAGCACCTGCGAACCTTTACGTCCGATGCCTGCTTCCAGGATCACAGCTTACTTTGGGGGATGCCTCAGGAGGTTCTGTGGGTGCCCCGGCTGAAGGGTTCTACGCTCAGGGTGGTGTCTTCTTGGAGCCTACTTTCCCTAGATCCACCTTGGACCTTGGGAGTGCTGACCCGAAGGTGGTTGATGCCACTAGGGTTTTGCCTGATCCTGTTGCCCTCAATGATTGGGAGCGTCAGGTTGGGATGCGTGATGCAGCATCCTATGGAAGCACTGCGGCAATTCCTGAGAATGTGACCTTTGAAGTGCGCCGGATTCGCCGGTTCCACAACTCTGAGGTGGGGGACGCCTTCAAGCCGCTGAGCTATGCCTACGAGATCCGAAGGGGTATCGTCACAGATTACAGTTTGGGGAACAGGCAACGACCTGTCCTTTCCGCTGTTAGCTTCATAATGAACTGGAATGATGCACAACCGGACGCAAGCCCGAAGGCTCCCGACGTTTGGAACGATGGGGACACCTATACGGGGACGAACCTTGGTGCCTTCGATGACCCCGATGTGAACATCCATGCGGGGGACTTGTTCCGCTTGCTGGATGATGACCTCTCTGTGATTGAAGAGGTGGAGATTGCAAGTATTGAGAGCACAGGCACCTTGAAGCTGTCTGCTCCTTTGAAGACGGTGAGCCCGACGGATCACCGCTTTGAGATCTACCTGAGGCAAGCTCCGGTTCCTCATGAGCAATCGAATGAACAACTTTTGGAACTGATTACAGATCAGGTGATCCATCAAACCGATGCTAATTGGGCAGCGGATACGGGTGGTTATGTGGTGAGCACTGGGGACTATTCCCTTGATGTCAATAAGCTTTATGACAGTAAGGAATCCCTCAGTGCTGCTGGTATCCGCAAAGGGGACATCGTGGTCATTGACCCTCAAGGGGTTCTGGACCAACGGGGTGTCACGACTCTTGGGGAGCGTGGGGCTCGTCCCTATGGGGATGAGGGTGTTGTAGGACGGGCCGAGCATGATCCACTAGCACCCAGTGCTTTCGATGATAATCGTGGGTTCTATCGTGTTCAGGAAGTGGTGTTGGACTCGACTCCCTACTTGACATTGGACCCGATTTCCACATTTGCAGGTGGGCCTACAAGTACGTCCTGGGTCACTTTCGCTACAGGGGATTTTGAGTATGCAATCTACCCCACGGTGTCTGCTTCTACGGTGAGTGCTTTTGGCGATGAAGGCCAGATGGATTTGCGTCCGACAGCAGTTCGTGACGGTGGGGGTTCCTTTGAGGGGAGTGCCTTGTCGATTCAGCCTTTCTCTTACAAGGTCATCCGTCCATCAGGACTCTATACGAACGAAGCTATTGACCTTGTCTTGACCATCCGGGAGAGAATGCTGTCCTTGATTGAGATGTTTAGGGCAGTTATTCGAGAGAGGAAGACAGGTACCTACTATGTATTCCAGAGGGATGAGCACATTGAGGATCTTGGGTCGTTCCTAGACTTTGAGGATGGTCTTGGTGTCATGTCTAATGCCTATATCCAGTCCCTTGTAGGAGAAGTAGACACACAGCCTTACCTCAATAACTCGGGATGCTTGTCGATGCTGGATCGAAGGTTCTGGATTCACGACTCCAAGTTGGATTTCCTGACAGGTGCGGGGGATGGGTATTCTATGGCTCTTGTATCGGCCTCGCCAGTAGGGGCAGACCCCTACACGGCTTATACAGATGACACACCAGGAGGTGGAGGTGGAGTTCTGCCTGTTCTGCCTGAGCGGGTGGATTTGGTCTTGGGTAACACTGACAGGTTCCGTCCGATCCGGTACGTGTGGTTAGCCTATCGTACACACAAAGTTCTCGGGACTATCTCGGGCATTCGAAGGTTCGATGAAGAATTGCCTGAAAGGTTAGCAGAAGCAGAGCGACTGGTTTTGATGGATGAGACTGTTGAGGGAGTGGCAGATGAGTGATGCCGTAGCGCAAGCCCGTAAAAAAGCTGGAAGAGATGGGGATTGACCTGAGTGGTTGGTCGAAAAAGATCCCAAGGTTGTAGGGGCAGTTGGAGGTCAGGTCGATGCCTTGACTAAGGTTCGTGACTTGCTTTCACAGACCTTGGCAGGTGACCAGAAGCGTTTGGCTATCCTGAGAGAGCAGAAAGCTCGCTTGAAGCATGGTGGAGGAGGCTCCTGATGACTGATGGTGAGTGGGGGACAATTGAATTTAAGGTTCCAGACTTCATGGAGGATGCCAAAGAGGCAGTGAACAGTGTTGCTGAAGTACTGATCGCTGTTTTAGATGTTTCTCTCGCTGCCTTGCGTCTTGCCAAGGCATTCCTCATTGGGTATCTGGATCCAATTGCTGCGATTGTGCAACAGCTTTTGCAAGAGGTGAAGAATATCATTCGTGACCTCAGGCAGTTGGGTGTGTATATCACAGGTGACTGGAAGCTCATGTCCTTCCCTTACGATGAGATTCGTGGAGGCTTTGCAGATTACGAACGGCGTATGATTGCACGCTTGACGGATCACACAGACCCCACACGTCCCGACGTGTCTGCTGATACAGCCGTATTGAGTGTGTTTTTCTATTTGTCAGTGGATGCCTCTGATATCCAAAGGCTTATCAGGTTCATTAAGCAGCTTATCAGGTACTTCAACCAGACTTACAATGACCCATCGGGACCGCCCGTGCCCTACATCACTGAGGTGAAGTATGGGCTTGAAGCGGCCAACACAACAAACATTCTTCAACTTGGGGATCTTGGGTCCTTCTTCACTTCGGAGGATTCCCCTCCGAATGTGGCTCAGGCAAAGTGGAAGGTTTCTTCTCCTGTCAAGAAGAATCCTTACATGCCTTTCCCCGCACTTCCCCCTGGTGGGTTCATCGTCACGGTGTCTACCATCAAGGATGGTATTCCCTTGTCCTATGACCGGCCTAGACCATCCAGTGGTACTGAGGATGCAGAAGTAGGTGGTCAGGCGCAGCCCCGAGAGACAGGGCTTGTCAGGGATGAGGAAGGTCGTCCTGTGGTGCTCCATGGGGGATGGGACATGCTATCCTTCCCTGATTCTCTGTACTACAACTATGCCATTGTGGGAGGTAAGGTTAAGGACGGGGCCACAAGGATTTTCGGCACTCTCCCTGATGGGAGCATCCTTCCTTTGGAGAAGCTTTACCAGTTTGGGCAATACATCCTTCAACGGACCTTTTATGTCCCAGTATCTACTTCTGCAACACAGTGGGCTATGGGAGAGTTTTCAGAACTTCTCAAGTGGGAGGACATGCCGTATCATGCTGTTCCTGTAGTGGAAGAGGATGGGACGATCTCATTAGTCCCAGAGGAGCAACCCGCTGGGGTTGTGTATGTTAGGATAGCTTCCACAACAGCAGAGACAGCAGCTTCAGGGTTGACTGCACAAGCTCATATTGGTTCTGATGGAGTTGAGATTCCAGGGGTACCTGGAACAGGGGGTTTTGCCTATGACTTCAATGAGTTTGCTGCTGTTAAGGATGCTCCTGGGTTAGCCATTGTTCCGCAAGTTTTTGGGTATACCAGTGCAAGTGCCTTTTCAGACTCCCGTGCAGCCGTTTTCCCCGGTGCATACACCAAGGATTACATGGAGGCCCTGAAGGCAGCTTTATTAGTACTGTTTTTAGCTCGTCCTGACCTAGTCCCGCTTGATGAAGTCGAGCCTTCTTTGACCAAAGAGCAAAAGGAGGGTCTTGCGAATGGAACCATGATCATTAACCAGGTTGCTCAGACACGTTGTGGGTTGGAAAAGTTTCAGCATCTCAATGGTCTTTTGTACCCTGAGTACCGTAAGAAGATTGAAGAAAGGGAGGCAAACCCACTGGAGTTTAGGGAGGGTTTGCTAGACCAGATTGAAAGGGTGGCACAGGATGTCTATAGTAAGACCGGGCCTATGCCTGAAGTGGAGAAGGTTGTTGTAGAGAGCACTCAAAATCTCCGCTTCGTGACATGGAAAGAGATCCTTGAGGGTGTTCATGGGGATCTGGCTTTATCAGAGCACCCCCCTGATGATGTCACCTTATTGGGATCCTTGTCTAATAAGACACTCTTTCAAGGTTTAGCACAGAATCCTTACAGCATGGAAATTCCTGATGTGGTCATCACAAATCTGTTCAGGAATTCTGAAAATGTGATCCTTGACAGGACCCCTGGCATGTTGACAGCACGGTTGGGGGAGGATGATTCAAGTTATCAGTTGCCCCTTGAGGTTCCTGAGGCTTTGGTGGGACAATTTTTGGCCAGTGTGTCTCCGACTTTGTTACCTCTGTATGAGAAAAGCATTGTGACTCGTTCGGAGGCTCTCACTTCCGATGAGGTCCCGCCTCCTGAAGAGGGGTCCATCAGAGTTAAGCCTGAGTATGAGTTTTTGGTGGCAATATGGGAAAGGGCTACGCCTGAGCAAGGTTCTGCGGATCTGTCTCCTGTGTATTATGTGAATCAAAAGGATTTGTCCGCAGAGGGCTTTGCTGTTGAGGATGGCACTACAGGAATCATGTACTGCCGGGGGTTGTTTGCCAGTTATCAAAATGGGGTTCTGTTCCAAGAAGCTGCCACAGCACTAGGGATTGCCGCTTCTGCCTTCCGCCGGTCTCCTGAAGATGGGGAGTGGGTTGCCCTACGGTTCTTCGATCAGTTCCCAGGGTTTGATAAATATATGTCGATCCTTTTGAACTGGGTTGAAGCTATTTCCCGGAGCCTTGATTCTATCTTGGACACCCTAGAGAAGTACATTGAGTTTGTGGAGGCCCGGATCATTGAGCTTCAACAGTTGATCAAGCGCATCAATGCCTTGATCCAATCCTTGTTGGGCTTCACCTTCAAAATCCCACAGTGCTCGGCATTGGCTTTGGTGTCTAACGGGACAGCAGGAGTGTTGTCGGATTTAGTGAGTGCAGCAAACAAGCCCCAGGATAGCCCTCTTTCTTATGGGGCTGGGTTAGCTGTGGTTATCCCTTTCGGTCCTGCCTTTGCTATGGATATTGTAAGGATCATCTATGACACACAAGCGGGATCCCCAGACCCTAATAAGATGATGTCAAGCAAGAGTTCTCTTTCGGCAGCGATGTTCAGTGTGGACACCATTCCCGAAGATGTGCCGATCCCACCTACGGATCCGCCTGATGTGTTGTAGGAGGTAGCTTATGGCAACATTCTCTAGGATGGGTGCCTTCCCTGTAGGGTATTTCCGAGCCTTCTCCAGTTGGCTATTGCGGAATCGTGTAGAGGTTTCTCCTCGGATTGCCGTCATTAATGCAGAGCTTGTTCGTATAGGCTCTGTGACTGTGACTTATGCGACCAAAGAGGATGCAGATGGAAGCACCCGAGCCACAGAGGATAGAAAAGGGTTCAGTGTGACCCGTAATTCTTCCTTGGAGCGGTTGTGCCGTGCCTACGTTGTAAACGGCGGGAATCCTTACGACATTTCATCCTTTATGTATCCTGACGCTACAGAGATTATCTCAGAAAATGAGGATGGATCCTTCGTAGTGGTTGAGAGCTACCCTTACGGTGGTGTGGTTGCACCACGTTCGGCTGAGTATAACGAACCCATACCGGTAGAGGGAAAAGCTACCGGATATGAGCAGTACAAGGGAGGGATGCCCCGCCATAGTGGTTACTACGCTGCTCGTCAAGGGGGTCGGACAGACCGGGGCTCTTATGACTCTAATACGGTGGTTCGTTATATGCACCAAATGCGGTCATGGGTAAACCAGACGATAAAGCAACGTTTGCAGGATATAGAGTGGAGGATTATCAAGCTTTGTGACTTGAGGGAACAGTTGCTTAAGGAACGGGATGAGGTTTTGATGCAGGCGTTTGGAGGGGCCCTCCAAGGAGTGGCCACTTTTGACGATGAAAGATTTACTTCATCACTTCGAGTCCAGAACCTTATTCAGGATATGGATGAACTTCTTTATGATGTTGATGAGGATGGTGCTGTGCAAGGGTATTCTCCTGGTGGGATGTCAGGATTTCATCCCTTTACCTTTGACGATGTGTCCTCTGAAGTTCGGGACCCCTTGGGATGAGCCGGTGTCTTGGTTATATCCAGCATCCTTTAGGTAGGTGATTAATGTCAACGGATTTCCAGCTTGCATGGCCTTGTCCTCATCTTACATTGGAGGAGAGGGTTCCTTTGTCTACTGATAGGCAGTCTCTTCAAACGAGACAACCTGTAGGTGGGGCGGGGACAGTTCGCATTGTGGCTAACAATGATCTTGTTATCCCACAAGGTGGGCTATATGTGTCTGCACAGTTGTTTAGTGCAGAGTCTGGGCCCTATGACTTGGTAGAGAATGAGGATACGTTGACAGTAGAGACTCCTAAGGGTTCCAGTACACACAGCTTTAGTACGTCTGTGGTACAGCGTTTGACAGCAAGCCAGGTGACTCAGGAGCTTTTGCGACAGCAGTTCAATGTGGCTCTTGTGGAGGGTGTTAATGGGCATCTTGTGTTCACGGACACCTCTACTGTGGGGGTTGATTCTTTTGTTAAAGTGACAGGCACAGCAGCAAAGAGCTTGGGCTTCGGTACATCTTCCAAGGTCGGTAATTGTGCTGGTACCGGGACAGCATGGAGAGCTACAGGTTCCCGCTTGTATCCGGGCTGGACTCTCCATATTCGTCCTGATGACATCACGAACAGGCACCCAAGGTTCAATGAGCAGATCAGGAATGATCCGGTGTTTACCGTTTCCTATACGGTGCCCCCTGAACGGTGCCTTCGTTGTGGGGCTACTTACGTGGAGAATGATTATCGGTTTGATGTATCTGGTCAAGCCATCATGCTTCAGAATGAGAACCTTCTGTATCAGGCGGCCCTCAAGATTTTGTTAGCAGATCGGGGTTCTAACCCTTATTTCCCATGGTACGGATCAAACATTCGTTCCCGAATTGGGAGCAAGGCATTGTCAGGGGTAGCTTCTGTCCTCAATGAGGATGTGCGTAAGGCTCTGGCTCGTTTCCAGACCTTACAGGAGTCTCAGGCCAAGTATCAGACTGTTACTTATAAGGAGCGGCTCTATGCCGTCATGTCAGTTCAAGTGCAACCGCACGAGCAGGATCCTTCTACCTTCTTGGTAAGTGTGGTTGTGCAGAATGCTTCTGCGGAAGCAATCAGCCTGGATGTCGTGTTTACGGTGCCAGGTGTAGTTTCATTCATGGGGTCTGACGGGCTGTTGCTCGGGGCACAAGCAGCGGGGCTGGCAGAGAAGGATCGGGTCAATATCCCGAACTCTGCCCTCGCACCTATTAATGGGGGCAGATAATGGCAACTCCCCGGTTCCTTGGTCCTGATGGTGTTCTGCGTGATGAGTATATCTTCACAACGGATATCTCTAGCCGCTTTTTCACAGGTACGATGGATGCGGATACAGTGGATATGCAAGTGTCCCTTAGGGGTGCTGCGTATACTTCAGATCCTGATCTCATCATGTTTGAGGGAACAAGCTTCACAATCCCTAACCCTTCTGCCTATCCGAATGGTCAAAGCTTGCTTCCGGGCAGTAACACGATCCTTGTCAGGTCCATCCTCTCTAATGGGGAGACAACAGGGACAGCATCTGTAGAGGCTATCTTATCTCTTGACAGGGACGTCCAGGCTCTTGTCCTTCCTCCTTCAGGTGTCTACATTGAACGAGGTGACCGGACAGTTACAGTTTACACGGATGGTCTGACTGATTCCTCTGTGGTGGGGTATCACTTCTATGCTGCAACTACTCCTGGGGGCGGCACTACAGGGTACTTCCGTTTGAATACGGCCATGATCACTTCTGGGGCTGTCACGGAGGCTCTGGGTTCTCTTGGGGAACTGACAGTAGATTCCCGTGTAGCTACAGATCCTGATGGGTCTTCTGCTGCCGATCCCCTTTACTTTCGGGTGCAGGGAGATCAGGTAAACCGTCTCAGTAGCGTGGTGGAAGCGGACTTCAATGAAGCCATCCTAATTCCTGAGACGGTGAGCCGGTTCAAGACGACTGTGCAGGTGGAGTCTATCCGGGACACCACCCTGTATTCTTTCACTCACGACAGGCGTTCTACAGCCACTTCAGCACAGAACCCAGCAATCCCGAATTCTGAGTTCCTTGCTATCCCTGAGACGGATTCTTTGTACTATGTCGTTTCTGCGGTGTACCTCATCAATGCTGTGGAGTATGAGTCGGTCTTTAGTCCTGAGGTGTCAGGGGCTCCTATTATAGTGACCCCCGCTCTTTCACAGCTTCCTGTGGTGAGCCACCAGCAGATTGTCCAAGACACGGTTTTGTCTATTTACCGGACACAGCCTGAAGTGGATGTGAAACCGGGTGCGGTTTTGCGAGACACGGTCATTGAACCCTTTGCATCAGAAGCAGAGCGTCTTCGCTTTATTGTAGGGTTCATCCAGGCAGCACAGAACTTCGCCACCCTGTTAGCAATTGATGATCCTGGTAACTCAGGATTATCAATTGCGGTTTCACAGTCTGCTTACAAGCAGGCTTTGAAACAGGCTTTCTTCCTCAAGTCTGATGCTGACGTTCAAGCGATGGTGGACAACGCTTTTGAACAGTTGGCTGCTCGTCGAGGTGTGGTGAGACGCACAGGGCGTAGATCTCGTGGTGAGTTGACTTGTTATACTGTTCAGAGGCCCACTGCAACGAAATCCTTGCCTATCGGGCAGGTGGCACAGGGTGGAGGGACCCGGTACAGGTTCACTTCGTCGGGACAGATCACACCTTCAGGTTCAGGCTCTTCCTATGATCCTTCTACAGGTCGATACTCTGTAACAGTATTTATTCAAGCAGAGCAACCGGGTGCAGGAGGGGATCTTGCCAAGGGTCAGATCAGGGCTCTTGTAGATGGGCCTCCTGGCGTTTCCTGTACCAACAACGCAAACACATTCGGTGGACGTAATCAGGAAACCAATAGAGAGCTTGCTGTGCGGGCTGATGGTCTTCTTTCTGCTGTAGACTCGGGTCGTTATCGGGGTTACGTGGAGATGGCCTCTGGGGTGTCTGGGGTTCTTCAGGTCAATGTTGTGGATGCGGGGCATCCTTTGATGTTGCGGGATTGGAACGAGGATCTACAGCTTCACACAGGTGGCAAAGTTGACGTGTGGATTCGTGGAGAGAGTCTTGCCGATGTGACAGACAGCTTTGCTTTCAGCTTTGAGATCGTGCAAGCGTCGGATAGGTATGGGCAGTTTGAGCCCGTAGGGAACATTCAGAATCTCAAGTTCAGGGCTATTAATCCTAGTCTTACTGATGCCAACCCTATCATTGAAATGCTGGACAAGTCGGAGTGGGACTTTGAGTTCAGGGATGAGACGACCGGGCGGGTGTTTGACTTGACGGATGTGACCCTTATCCCACCTGATGGCATTCAGTTGTCCTCAACCTATAACGACCCTGCGAATATTAATATCACAGACGTGTTCAGGGGAGCCTACCGGTACAGGACTAGTGAGAAGTATGTCTTCCCACGGCAGCCTGTGCAAAACGTGGTTTCTCTTCGTGGAGATGTAACTGGGGTGGTTTCCTCTACAGCGTACAAGCTATTCCCAGGTGGATACCCACTTGGGTTAGGTCGTTCTTCAGAGGCCGGGGATTACATTCAGGTCATTGAACCAGATGCCACTGATCAGGGGCTGGTCATTCCTTCGGGGAACCCCGTTGACGTGACAGGAGAGTCCCACGTTATTTTGGAAGGTACAGAGTATATCAATAACCTTGGGGCCAACCCTCTCACGGTACGGATCTTCACGGTAGACAGGTTGACAGAGTATACAAGTCCGTTGGACCCGACAGGTGATCCTGATTGGAGCTTTGTGCCTGAAAGTGGGGACACTCCTTTGGGGTTCCGTCTGACTGTAGATTCTCTCATCAATGAGGGGGATACGGTCATCGTGGACTATAGCCACGATGAAAACTTTGTCGTGACTTACAAGACTAACTCCCTTATTGGGGTTGTGCAGGGAGAAATTGACGAAGAAAGACATGCCACAGCAGACGTTTTGGCTAAGGAAGCGGTTTCTGTGGGGGTAGACCTTTCAGGGACGATTGTGATGGTCAAGAAGGGTGTCCAAAGCACTGTGGATGGCCTTGTGAGGACAGCCCTGGGGCGTCTGTTTGGTTCCTTGTCCTTGGGTCAGCCCATTAGCCAGACGGTCATTAAATCGACGATAAAGGCAGTAGATGGGGTTTCCTACATACAGGAACCCTTGACAAAGATGGCAAAGAGTGATGGATCTTTGGTGATTCGGGAAGAACTCCCAACAGCAGATGCAGTGGAGTACACCAAGATTGAAGGGTGGTCTGCCGACTTGAGATCTGTCTACATCTTGGAGACCCCTCTAGAGTCAGGTACGCCTGCTGCTGGTGGGGGTATCAATGACCCGAAGGGGGTCTTTGGGTCTAACAAAATCTTTACGCTTTATGACACAGCCCCCAACTTCAATGGTATTCCTCTTAATAATGCTGATTATGGGGCCTACATCATCGGCAATGAGGGGTTGGATATCCCGGGGTACACAGGGGAAACGGCTCGTAAAGTCCTGGTTGTGTTGCCTAGCTCTGAGGACCCCTCTGACCGTGAGTATGCCGTCACGTACATTGTAGAGGATGATGATGGGGCACGGAACATTGAACCAGGCCCTGTCGAGTACCTTGTCCTTGGGGAGCTTGAGTTCGCTTATGATAATGATACTGACTATAGAGATCGTGTAACAGGCAGGAGTAGCTGATGGCGGACAAGCCTGCTGACAAAACTGTCCTTCCGGGGATGGTACCACAGAATCCTGCCCCTTTTGGGAAGGACAGCCAAGTTCGTCAGCAGGTGGTGAAGGATCAAGTAGACCGTATCATGTCGGCCTTCATGCAGGCTCTTCCTAGCAATTATGTCTCCCAAGTGTCTGGCCCGCACTATACCCTTCAGTTCCAGGCTATTGCAGAACGTTTGGCAGACTTTCAAGTTACGGCTCAGGAAGTCTTTGCGGACTCGGGCTACGACTACACCCGTTCTGAAGTGCTTTACCAGATTCTTGGTGCTCTTGTCTTCCCTGATGCAGGCTTGCAGTCGGGAGAAGGTAACTGGCCTATCATTGAGGGTGACCTGACATACCGGGAGTTCCTGAAGAGGATGGTCGTGCTGCTTCTGCAAGGGGCCACCAAGGAGACCCTCAAGGAAGGTGTGGAGCTTCTGACGGATGCCACCATACAGGTGATTGAGAAGTCCGTAGAAGCCCGTAAAGCCAAGGGGGGTTCTGCATGGGATTGGACAGACCAGCACACCTTTGAGATTAATGTCACGGGTAGTCGTACAATTACTGTGGGTGGTGAGGAGATCACTCTCCCGGACTTCCCGGAAGACCCCCTCACGTTCTTGGAAAACATCGAAATCGTGCTCAGGGCGCTCAAGCCTGCGCACACACTCTACGACCAACGCTTCCTATTCACTGAGAACTTTTCAGGGATGCTTACGACCAGCTTCGAGATGGACTTTGATGCCTATTACTATGAAGACTGGCGACGGTATTGCTTGGGTTCCAAGCAGATTACTGGGACAGCAGGCATCACACTGACCGACCGTTCTTTGTTTAGTGACCCCACGAGGGACTTTGGCAAGGTGCAGCTTGGAGCAGAGGTACACGTTGAGACCGGCCCCAACTCTACGGTGGCTTCCGTGGGGGACAGGGGTGAAGTCGGGCGCTATATTGTTAGTGAAGTGCGGGTGTTCCCTGTAGGGGATGACACAACAGCACGAGCATACACAACCGTTAGTGGTCTCTCGGGTACAGCTATAGTGTCGGGGGACGTGCTGACGGATGTACAACAGAATTGGGCACTAGCACCTGAAGGGGACATCCTGACTTTTACGATGGGCCCCAATGCCGGGAGTTACCGCCTTAAGATCCTTGTGGGTCTTCATGGTGGTCCTGTTGGGACTGTGGATGCCTCTTTGTACACCGTCACACAGGTTCGGGTAGCTTACAGCATTCTTCGGACACAGACCCGGATGCCTGTTGCCCAAACAGGGCAGAGCTACACAGTAGGAGTGGACCGTCTAGGTGTACAGGTGCCAAGGGAGAGGTCGGACGATGTGTCCGCTTACTTCTTCCGTTGATTGGTCTATAGCTTGGCTTCTATGAGGTTGAGAAGACCGTGAGGAGAAAACATGGCTGCCAGCATTCGAGTAACGCTTTATGATTCACCCGGGGGTACGCAGGTCGGGCCTGTTACATCTGACGCTAGTCGGAATGATCTCCGCAAGGGTTACCAGTCCATCTGTGAGTCGGTGTACGAGGCCAATAGTTACAGTTGGTCTTTGGCGTTCACCCCTGACAGTATGGGGCCAGCATCGGCTTCCTCCAACAATTTTGAGGGTACACCTTCAACCGCTGCGTTGTTGCCACCTGAAGGTAGCACGGCCCGGACGTGTAAGTTCAATGCAGACTGGGATGGGTCTTACCTTCTGCGTCTTGTGACGGATGCAGGTCTTTCCGGTGAAGCCACAACTTTTGTCCGTTTGCGGGTTATGACTCGCTTTGGGGACATCAAGCTTATAGCAGCAGGTGAACGCCGGGATCAGAATGGTGTGGTTCCTGTAGACACCAGTCCTGAAGGTTGGGCGAATGATCAGAACCAAAATATGCAGCGGGTGTTGGGACTTGTTCGGCGTCTCTCTACGAGTGGCCGCACTCTCTATGTGGATGCTAATCGTGGTCGGGATCTTTCAGAAGACCCTAATGACCCTGACAACATCGTTAGGATGCCTGGACCTGACTCTGCCGCACGGGATGAGTCAGGGTTCCGTATCCGAGCAGAAGGTTTTGGAGACTTTTCTTCCATCAATGATGCTATTGCATATGCAGAAGCTGCGGCAAGCCGTGGGGAAGCTATTTTGAGCGAGACCAATCCTTATTGGATTGTGGTTGCTCCGGGTTGCTACGAGGAAGCCCTTACCCTTAAGTCCCATGTCCACCTTATCTCTTCTACAGGCCACACCCGGAGCGTTACTCTGGATGGCACATTCTACTCAACTGGTGTGGTACGGGTACGTGTTCCCACAGGATCCACACAAGGAAAGCATATTTTCCAAGGTGATCAGACAATTCCGGCAGACCCCATTGGTTTCTGTACTCTTGAGGGCATTAGCTTGGAGAGCTTTGAGACCAGTGCAGAACCGTGCCTCAGTATGGGGCGTGGTGGTCTGATCTTGCTCTGGAGTTCTGTCACCAAGGGGGGCACCCAAGGCAATGGGGTTGAGATAGATCCCACCAATGGTGGTTTTTTGGCATTGCTTGCGGGTACTCGTATTGTGGCACCTGATGATTCCGCAAGTTCCTGGGCTTTGACGATGGGGGATTATGCGCAAGCCACGAGCTATGGGGGTTACCTACAGGGCGGCTCTGGGGTTCAGGTGACAGAACTCTCCTCTATCTCCCTTAACAACACTGAAGTGGGGGTATTTCATGCAAGTGGTCTGTCTGTGAGTGGCCTTTGCACAAGCCAGTACTTTAGGGGGTGCCGGTTGGAAGGGGACGTCTCCTTGTTTGCTACAGCAGGGAGCACAGCCAACTTCACACCCTACTTCACTCAATGCGAGATTACAGGGGACATTTCTACAGTAGGCACGAACACCACGGGTGACATTGAGGTGAAGTTGAGGGGGACACCCCTTTCTGGTGAGGCAACCCTGACCGGTTCCAATGTCATCTATACGGGGGCTCGCCCTATCGGCTCTGTCGTCAGGACGGGTACTTTTGTAGCTCCCGCAAGCAGCCCCTACACTGTGTTGTTTACGGACGACATCATTGCTTGTAATACCACCGCTGGGGTTGTGACAGTGCTGTTGCCCCCGAATCCAGCAAGAGGGCACACTGTTATCGTTAAGGATACGGAGGGGAATGCTGCGGTGAACAACATTACGGTTAATGCTGGTTCTACAGGGAATGTTTTTGATGGTTCGTTGGGTGGATTAGCCACTTTCGCACATGCTGTTGCTTACGGTTCCTACACCTTTTGGTATCATTTTGGGGTGTGGTACGCCATTTGATGAGGTCCCATGGTGGATGAACTTTACACCTCCAACCCTGAGGACTGCTTCGGAACAAGTGTTTTTGGGTTTGGCCCGTTCCCCATGCCAGGGGAAACGGTGGTGGCGTGCAATGCACAGCCTGAAGGGGCTGGTTACGGTGGTGTAGGCTGGTCAGAGAGTCCCTATGCTCCCCCTGGTCGGGGGACTCCTTACGGGCTTGGTCCCTACGGGTGCGTCCTGACTCCTGGTGGTGCTCCTGATATCGCAATTGATGGTGGCTATGGTGGTGATCCTTACGGCTTGAGCCCTTATGGCAGCATCGATACAGTGCCCCCTAGGATTACAGGTGTAACCAGCATCTCTGCATGGGAGATCGAGGTCTTCTTCTCTGAGGAAATGGACCCTGACAACACAGCCTTGCTGGACCCCACCTCCTATACACTATTGCCCGTGGCTCATGCTGCTCCCGCAGAGGCAGAGTCTGTTCTTATTGGCACAATGGGGAACGTGGCGGGACCTACCTCTGTCATTGTTCGTCATAAGGGTACCACACAGGGTGGTGCTTACAGCATCAGTGCAGTGGGGCCAACAGATCTAAATGGGGAGGCTCTTCTTCCCTTGGCCGCCTCGTTGCTTACGATGGGATCTGCCCCCTCGTATACGGCAACCCCGACG